GCTGATCCGGTGTACTGCTGTCCGGTTGCCGAATTCCAATACTGCTGAGCGACCGGATTAAGGTCATTTTGCTGGTATTGCGCCTCGATCAGGTAGTTGATCGATTGTCCGGCAGTCCCTGGCGCAGGGCACGAGAGCGTCGTAGTACCGACGCCGATACCCTGCTGTACGATCTGATCGGTCGTGTCCGCTGGCAAGCTGCCATACATCGTGCCATCGACGACGGCCAGCGTATAGATCGATCCCGGGCCAACGGAGACGGTTAGGCCAGCACCAGGCGTGCAGGCAAGCCCGTTGACAACCGTAGGCGCGCCTGTGCCCATGAACGATAGCGCCAACAGCCCCAGCCCGACCAGGGCATAGCGGTTCGTGTTGAGGATGTCGGTGTCCTGCGGAACGGCGCCGATCTGGACTATTTGTCGATGCACCTTTTACTCCAATAAAAAACCCCGCCGAAGCGGGGTTGGTCAAGTCGTGATGTCGTTACTGATTGAAGCCGTAGAGGGAAGCAGTACCGGAAGTGATGTTGCCGGACACAAATTGAATGCGAATCGCAGTCTTCGCTGTGGTATTTGAAGACAGGCCACCACCGCCCGTGTCGATCTCGTAAATCGGTGACGTTGATTCCATGCCAAAGCTGGAAAGAGTAGATGTTGTATCCCCTGCATGGTCACTTAGAAAATTATAGACATCGAAGTTTCCTGTCCAGCCAGTCCCCGAGGTCGCAGCGCCTCCAGAGCCAGCGCCTACCAGCATGCCACCCGAATTTCCTGGAAATCCTGCAACAGTAGACCCCCCAACATTGTAAAAACCAGCGTTGTAATACCCAGTCGTGACCCATGTTGGCGTCGCCCCCGTTCCTACCTGAACTTCGAGCGCGGAGCTACTGGATGGAAGTAGATTACTGAACACGATGCGATAGTGCTTGTAAGTCGCAAGGCCGGTCCAAGCAAGATTCGACGAAGCGCTTGCGGTGAGCGTAGATATCAGAATTTCAGCACCGGCAGACCCCGTTCCGTTCGATGCCGCCGTAATCTGCCCTTCGGCGTTCACGGTAATGTTGGCTGCCGTGTAGCTGCCGGCCGTCACGCCGCTGTTGGCAATCATGGTGCTGGTCACGGTGCCGGTATCGGCGGCGGTGATCGCGGTGCCGGTCACGGCAGCCTTCGGGATTCCTGTGAAGTTGGTACCGGTCAGCGTCGGCGCGGTTTGGTAGCCAGGCGTGCTGCCGCCCACCAGAACACCGGAACCTGCCGCCAGCATGGCCGTCGTATTAGCGGCGGTCTGGTAGGCAATTGAGCCGGCAGCGCCGCCAGCGACGTTGGTTGCGGTCGTTGCCGTGGCGGCGTTCCCAGTCGTATTCTGGTTTAGGGTCGGAATACGCGAAGACGATAGCGTGCCGCTTGTGATGTTCGATGCGTTAGTCGTGTCCGTCGTTGCCGAGGCGGCCAGGCCGAGCACGGAGGCGTTGGGGATGCTGGTGAAATTCGTGCCGGTCAGCGTCGGCGCGCTGATCACGTTCAAAATGCCGCCGGAAAACGACAGGTTGCCGCCAATGGTCACATTCGACGAACCGCCCACGCCGTTGCCGTACAAAATCGCCGTCCCCGTGGTAGGCGGCATGTAGTCGGTGCCAGGGTTGGCCAGCGCAAACCCGGTACCGTTGCCCTTGACCATGCCACTGATCGTCGTACCGAGCGTGAGGTTGGGCGTGCTGGTCGAGTTCGTCACTGTGCCGGTGATGCCATTAGCGTTCGTGAAAGAAAAAGATTGCACAGACGACGCGGACGACAGCACGTTCCCCACCAAGGTCAACGGACCACCGAGCGTGACGTTCTGTAAGCCGCCAGTGCCGTTTCCCATCAGCAGCGACGTCCCCGTGGTCTGCGCCTGGGTCGCGATGGTTCCGATACCGTTGATGTCGCCAACGGCTGGCTGTGCCACGATAAAGTTGCCGGAAGTCGACAGGCCTGTCACGAAGAAGTGTGCGCTCGGCGCGAGGCTATAGACGCCGCCCAGCTGGGTCGAGCCCGGGCCGTTGATCTGCGATGTGCCGCTCGAGCTAATCGACACCGCGCCAGCGACCTGGCCGAACAGGTACGTCTGCAAGCCGCCAAGCGTGACTTTCTCGGTGACCGTCGGGCTGAGCGTGACCGGCAAGAGGTCGGACGACGACGGCGCCGCGCGTGTGGGCGCGTTCTCGACGAACTGCGAAAAAGACACTTGCGCATGCGTTGCGCACGATAGCGCAAGCGCGGCCATGCCGGCCAAGAGCTTATTGAGCATAGAGTTGGTTTCCATTCTGGTCTGTCAATTCGTTTCCGAGCGAGTCCGTCAAGGTCGCCGGGCCGACTGCTACCCACATCTCCGTGGCAATCGGCTTCACCGCTTCGACAGTCGCGTCGATCTGCGCCTGGGTCACGCCTGACGCGCCAGGGTAAGCCGTGATGAAAGCCTGGTACGGCCCGATTCCCTGGTTGGAATACCCTCCAGCGACGTTGTAGCCGATGAAGGGGCCGCCGTAGACGCCCGTGTCTTGCACCCGGTACGGCTCGAAGATTCGCGGCGGGATGCCAGTCAATTGAGTCAGGGCGGTGATCATAGCGCCACGCGTTGCGCGCGCCCGCAGCAGGTTCTGCAGGATCCTGATGCGGAAGGCATTGTCCTGCTCGTTGGTCAGCCGCGGCAGCGTTGGGCCGAAGTAGTCCCAGCTGATCATATCCAAGAAACCATCGGTCGCAGTCTTGATGCGGGTTTGCAGCTTCGTGTAGTTAATCTGCGCCAACACGTTCGACAATGCTGCCGAGAAGCCGGCCAAGGTCGCGAAGATGCGCGTGCCAATGATGGTCGGGAACCACCCGGAAGGCAGCCATCGCTGCAGCCGGTAGATGATGTTCGAGTTGACGACCGAGCCGGCATCGGTGCTAATGGCTTGTACGCTGGCGCCGCTCCCATTGATCTGCATTTAGACGCCCGGAACTTGGAAGGTGTAAGAACTCAGCGCCAGCGTGTTGCCGATGGTGAGCGCGACCGTGGTGAAGCTGATATCTGCCGTCGTGATCGCCAGATAAGTCCAGACCGCCGTGCCGTCGGTAATCGACGTGCTGGTGCCGCTCGGGCCGCTGCCGGATGCTGCGGAGGTGCCGGCCGTCGTGCACTGGTACGAACTGCCATTGGCCACGACGATGGCATTCGTTGCGTAGGCGGTGTTCGGCGCCCACGCTGGTCCTAGGATCATGCCAATACTGCCGTCAAACAGCGCTGTCACGCCGTCGGCGGCATAGACGCGGAACCACTGCGCGGTGCCGTTCGCCGAGATCGCGGCCGGCGTCGGTGTCACGAGAGTCAATACGCCGTTGACCGGGCCAGAGAAGGCTGGCGAACCCAGCTGGAACGTGGCCAAGGCAACGCTTGCGCCGAGCGCGGTTTCAGGCGTAGCAGGCTGTTGGCCGGAATAAATGACGAGCTTGCCGGCGGCGGCAAGAGCCGCAAGCGCGGCAGCCTGCGCGTTCGCAGCGGCATAGGATATTTTCAGGTTCATGTCAGCGCAATCGTTCCAGGCTCGACGGTTTGTTGGTTGGTCAAAGTGATATCGGCGGTGGCACCGTTGACCAGAAGATTCGCCACGTTCTGCACGCCAGTCACGCCGAACAGAACCGCAGATACGGCGCCGAAGGGCAGGCTCGTTCCCTGCGGATAGGTCGACAGGAAGTTTTGCACCGCCGTGACGGCTGCGGCGACCACGAGCGAATGCGTGAAGCCCGGCGCCGATATGATGGCCGCCGAGACGTTGATCGAGATGATGCTGGTTCCGTAGACGTTGAACGTGCTGGTCAACGGTCGCACGGCGTCGACGGCGTTGGCGATCTCGGAAATTAGCGAACTGGGCGGGTTGCCGCTGCCATCGTTCACGACAGCGTAGAAGTAGCCAAGTTGCGTCGCGCCAGCGTAGTTCTGGTTTTCCGTGATCGAGTAGGTCAAGCCCTGCTGCACTGAAGCGATGGCGAAGCCCACGGCCGCCTTCGTCGCCTTCGACAGCGACGCGAAGAACTGGACGAAGCGCTGCCGGAAGGCCGGATCGGTCTCCGCGTCGAAGCCAGTCTGCGGGCTTGGCGCGGTGTTGCTCACGTAGTCGATGAAGGTAATCGGGCTGACGAACGATGTCACGGTGCCGGAAATGACGTTGCCCGAACTGCCCGCGATAACTGCCTGGATCGGAACGATGACGTTTTGGGTATTGGCCGGGACGACATAGGACTGCAAGACAGCATTCCAATCAGGATTGGTCGGATCGGCCGTGACCGCAAACTGAATCCCGCCTGGGCCCGTCGAGATCAGCGCGCCGAGCGGAATCTGTCGCTGCACGGTGTAGCTGTAGCTGCCAAAGGTGGCTGTTTGCTTCGAAAACGTCGCAGGAATTCGCGTCAGGCCGAAGTCGGCCATGAACGTGTCCAGGTCGGAATTGTTGGACGTGGCTGCGCGCGTCAGCAGCAAGACCTGGATGATGTAAGCCTGCAACCACAGCGCAACGCCCGACACTGCCTGCGCCAGCGCCAGCGTCACGGATCCGGTCGTGGCGTCGATGACGGCATTGGCCGACGCTTGTACCGCAGCGACGGTGTTGCTGACGAAGCCAGTGAAACTTTGCCAAGAAATGGCCATGGTTATCCCAGGTCAAAGCCGAAACTCTGGGGAGTTCCGGTCAAATCGGTGTAGGTCGTGTCCACGGCGAACTTGCCGCCGGCGTCCGCCTCGGTGACCGTCACGGCCGGGATCGGCGTGCGCGCCACCGAATCTTCAAGCAGCAACTGCGACAGGACCGTCGACTGGATAACACCCATCTCCACGCCAGCCTCACCGATATGCTGGGGCAGCCCGGCGCCGTATTCTGGCTGCCATGGGTAACCCGTGCGGTCCTGCG